TGTATAAGATGAATTAGTTCCTTTAAATACTATTTTAGTTTGAAAAGATGTAAATTCAGGTAAATTTGATACACTAAATTTATAATCTTTGAAATCTAAATCTAAAACTTGGTCACCAGTTGATGGTACAACACTTGAATCTGAAGTTCCATCAGTATTAAATGCTGTATAAGGTATATCTTCAATTCTTCTTGTTTCATCACCACCACTTATTTTATAATATGCTCTAATTGATGAAGAAGACCTAACACTTGCAGCTACTCTTATATCTAAAGCAGTTGAAGCATTTGTTAAATTAACTGGTTTAATTATATAAGAACCAGCAGATGAACCACCTTCAACAGCAGTATCATCTTCATAATCTACGGTATTAGTAATTTTTGCAACCACTTTTGAACCACTTGCTGGAGCAGAAACCATTGTTAAAGTTGATCCTGAAACTGTAAAATCGGTAACTGGTGCCAATTTATCTCCATTTTTCTTAATTGAAAGTAAATGGACACTTGTTGGAGAACCAGATAAAGTAAATCCTACTGTTGATCCATCTCCTGTAAATGTATCTGTTGAAGATACTGTAGGATTATTTAATCTATTTGAAACACAAATTGCATTAATTCTTTTTAAATCAATAATCGGTGAAACATTTGCGTTTGTAGTTATCATAGAAACATTTACAAACATTGATTGATTACCAGACATTTCATTTGTTTGGTTAATTGTACTTGCAACCACTTGTGGTTCTGTAAAGAAAATATTATCTCCAAGCACTACTGATTTTGCACTAGCAGCAGACAATAAACTAAATGGTGTTTCTGAACCGTGAACTGACCTACCAGTTGTTGTTCTTAATGTTGATGTTACTGTTGTACCTGGATGTGTAACGTGTCCTATTTGTAATTGGCAAACATCAAACAATCTATTTTGTGTTGTCAATACTTCAGCACCACCTACATCTCCTGTTGAACTTGCAGCTTCTCCAGCAGTTACATCATAACTATCTAAAGTTATATTTGAAATACCTGTATATGTTCCATTAATATTAGAATGAGCAATACCATTGTAAGATCCAGCACTTAATCCTGAAATAGTTACATTATCAGTTGTAATATGCATTCCGTGATTTTTATGATATACTCTTATATTAGTTGTTCCACTAAATGTTCTAATTGGATTTGAAGCTAAAATTTTTGTTGCACTAGTAGATGTTGCTTTATTTGCTAATGTAACAGTACCAGTTGTATTAGTTGTAAATACAGCCTTATTTAAATCAAATTTTAAATCTTCAAATTGTTCAGCAGACCAAGAAGTATTATTAGCAGATTTAAATAATACTCCAACCGCAGGTTGTTTTGATACCGTTCTACTTGAATCTAAAGTTGTACTTCCTAATCTAGCAATATAAGCACTATAATCACTTGAATCTGAATATAAAACTAAACAATACTCAACACCTTCTCTTAAATAAACAGGTGATGGGAAAGTAAATGTTGTAGCTGTTGAACCATCTGTACTTGTATTAACTGAACTTGGATTTAACCATTTTCTTCCAAATGGTAATAATTTTTCTCCAGGATAACCATTAACAACATTTCTAATTTCTGCCTTAACAGGTATAGTTGCTGATTTAGTAGAAAAGTAAGCATTAACACTTGTAATAAACACACCATCCTCTTCATTAATCATAAATGTTTGTGCTAATGGATCTGGATGTTGTTGTTCACTACCGTCTACAGCATTACCAATATTTTCTACGGTTCTACTAACCGTTCTAGTTGTTGTTCTATTTCCAGATACATCTTGTCTTACTGTTTGAGTTTCTCTTGTAGAAATAATTGCTTCTTGTACTGTTTCTAATAAACCTTTTGCGTCATAATCAGCTTCAGCTGATGTTGCAATATTTGACGCTGTTTTAGTATTTGTAGATGAACTTGTTAATCTAAAAACTCTTTTACCTGTTCTCCAACGAGGTTTGCTTGTATCATTAGGATCAGGTATTGCAAAAGTTCCTTTAATATATCCATTTGCGTCCGTATTTAAATTTCCTGCTAAAGCACCACCATCAGGCGTTACATAAGCAGCTACAGCTTGTTCATCAAAGAAAGGATAAACTCTTGTATTTGGTCTCAATCCGAAACCTTCAAAAGTAACTGTTCTACTTCTTATAAATGGAACAAAAGCAACCGAGATAACTCTATTTCCTAAACTTTGTCTAACTGATAGTGGAACTATAACTGTTCTTATACCACTTCTTGTTTGAGTTACATCTACATCGGTTGTTGTAATTCTTTGATTACCACCTTGTGTTGTATTTGTTCTAGGATTTCCTGTCCATTGGTCTTGCCATTCATTCCATTCTGTTCCTACAGGAATTTCTGATGTAGTTGTATTATCTAAGCCTCTTTCTCTAGCAAGGTTGTCAAAAGTACCATTAACATTTGCAACAATTTCTGGAGCAACAGTAGTTTCTTTCCATTCATCTAAAGGTGGATCTAAATCTATATTTCCTATCCAATCAAATATTAAAAATGGATTTAAATTTTCAGTTCCAGTCGCATAAGGTTGTTGTACTACAATTGTTTCTGTATAAGGTAAAGTTATTAAATCTCCTGTTGTAGCATAACCAGCTGCTGTTCTATCAGCAGCAACAATCGCTGAACCATCATCATCTACTTCTTCCAATTCCACAATATCTTCATTAAATAATGTTCTAGCTTCTCCTCTACCTCTATCAATAGCAAGTTTGTAATCATTATTTCCTACATCACCTACATTATGACCTGTAAAGTTATCTACTACGAAACCATTTTTAAATCTATCAAAACCATCGCTGTCTTGTATTTGTAATCCTTGAGCGTCAGCTTCTAATAAAGATAATTGAGTGTAATATTCTATATTTTTAATTCTATTTTCTAAACGACCAATATCTCTCATTGTAAATCGTTTATTATCTTCTTTTTCAATTATAACTTCATCGGTATTTAAAGTATAAGATGGAATTTCTAAAGTTGCTAAAAGTAAATGGTCATCAAACTCACCAGGTTCTAATGGATTTAATGCAGAAGCACCTTTTAATACTTTTAATGCTCCTTCTCTTGTTATGAAAAGTTTGTCTATTCTACTTAAATAATATTCTAAATCACCAGTTACATCCGTACCAAATTCTACAACATCAATCGTTGAAGCACCAGTACCATCATAAGAACGGTCTTCCGTTCCACCACTATTAATAGTTGAAGCGTCATCTACTCTAGGTCTTAAATCTATACAATCTCTTAATTCATATTTATCTCCAGTTGTATCAGATGTATAACTTGGAATATTTGAATAAGTTACAATACCAGAATAAGAGTCTACATCAAAATAATCTCCAGAACCGTGTGAGAAATAATCAAATTTAACAAATAATTGTCCAGTTGGAACAATTGCACCTGGTTTTAATTTAATTCTTCCTATATCATAGAAATTATCCCTTTGTCCATTATCTAAATTAAATCTATTTGTAATATCTGTATCACTAGCTGAAGCAGTTGCACCAAAACCACTTGACATATAAACATTACTTAAAGCGTAAATATCTGCTTTTGATAATCCAATAGTGCCAGATTCAATAATTGCTTGTGAAGTAATATTTACAGTTGAATCACTATTTAAAGTTTTTGTTTTAGAATTTGCTACTGTTCTAGCAATAGTTGCTAAAATTTTTACTTTATGTCCATTAAAATTTGCACCAAAATCTAAAGTTAAAGTTTTACCTGTAGGTGAACCACCTAAATTAAATATACCGTCTCCTTCGTGGTTATTACCAGAAGTATTTACAACATCTCCTACAGCACCTGTACTACCAGCACCAGTTGTCATTATAGTTACAGTAAAATCAGAATCATTTTGAGCTGCAAATATTTCATTTGTACCAGCTGTTATAGTTGCGTCACCATTTGAAGATAATGTAGCAGTAAAGTTTCTTCTAACATTAAAGTTTGTATCTGATTGACCTGAATTTGAAGTTGTTTTTAATGTTTTAACTGTTACATAAGGTAATTTAAATAAAGAAATATTTTTATCAGCACCTTGTAATTTTGTTCTTGTTCTTGTAACAATACCAGCAGTAGTTACATCCGAACCACCAACATTTGCAGTTAATTCTGCTAAAGTATTTGATTCTATTCTATCAATAATACCTGTTACAGTTGAGTTAGCGTCATCTGTAAATTGAATTTGGTCACCAGGTTTTAATTGAGTTGTAAATTGAGTACCTTTACCATTTAAAGTTGCGTCTGAATTAGCAACAGATACATTACCTGTTAATTCAAAATGGTCGCTATAAGTATTAGTTAAATCTGTATCAGCAGTATAAGTTGGACTTCCTGCCATACCAATTTGTTTAACTTGTCCAAATTCTTTAACTTGAGCTGCTTGATTACCAAATAAATTTGCTTTAGTAGTTGCACTATTTGAAGATGTTGCACCTGTTATTACTTCACCAGCTTGGAAGGTTCCATCAACATTATAAACTACTAATGTAGCTGCTGCTACTGTACCAGATGAAGTATAAGCTCCAAATCCAGATGTATTAATATCAACACCAGCTGAATCGTGTAATGTAAAAGTATTTGCACTTGCTTTTTTAATATAATAGGTATTACTATTTAATTCTGTCATACCAGCAACACCAATAAAATAAACAGCGTCTCCAGATTTAAATCCGTGAGAAGTTGAAGTAATTACACCAGGATTTGCTTGAGTTGCTCCTGTTATAACCTGTGTAGTACCAGCAGAAATACTTAATACATTTCCAGTAGCACCTGAAGTTGCACCAGAAACTTTTTCACCAGTTGTAAATGTTGTAGCTGTTGTAAGTTTTAAATGTGTGTACATTTCAACATCAAACAAATAATTTCTCATTACTGTGGTTTCGTCTGCTGTATAAATGTCAGCTGCTTCTGTACCAGTTGTAAATTCCATACCACGAGATTTTGCTCTACCAATTTGTGGAGTAGTATTACCAGATGTTGATTGTTGAGTTCCTCTTACAGCTGTTGCTGTGTCGTATAATTGAACTGTTTTAAATGCAGCCACATCACCAGAAACAAATCCTATATCTGGAGAACCATAAACATTATTAACATTTACATAGTTGTATAAATCGAATCTTGTTTTATTGTTATTTGCAGTATCAAACTCTCTAGCTTTTTCCACATCAACATAAGTCGTTCCAATTCTTTCTACTTCAAACCCTTTTACATATGCTTTAAAAGGTGAAACTCCTATTGCTAATAATGATTCAGCAGCTGTATTACCATCATCGGTTGAACCAGCTGAGAAAATTCCTCTATTAGTTCCACTTATTAAAGATTCTCTAACATCAAAATCAGGATTTGATAAAACATAATCTCCTGACTCATCATGGGTTCTTCTAGCTAATGTTTCTTCTAATATAGCATATTCAGTTGTTCTAATATGAGATTTGATAACACCATTTACTACTCTAGCAATTTCTATGAAATTGGTATCATCTGTAGCAGATGTAGTTTTCTTTGCAAGTGTTAATAAAATTTTAAATCTGTGAGCACCTGGAGCATTTTGATTTGATGAACCAGTTGCATTATCATTTAACGAACTATCATCACCAGGAGCAACAAAACTTTCTGTTACTGTTAAACCAATTCTATAAGTTGGTGTATTTGTATAGTTGTCTAATACTAATGTAGCAGAAGCTACTTCAACAAAATATCCATTAATATAATATGTACCTGCTTGAATACCTGCAGCTGAACCAGTTGCAGTTGTATTAACAACGCAAGTTGGACTTCCAGCACCATCAGATGTGATTGTTTCTCCATCAGCAAATACTAAATCAACATTATCAGTTCCTGTTTTATTATATTTTACAAATAATGTATCAGGATCCGTACCATCAGTAGCTACACTTCCTACAACATATGCAATTACACCTGAAGTACCACCAGTTATTGTAGTACCTTCATATGTTGAAACACTTGCAGCTGATTTGGATGTTAATTTAACAGCATAGTAATTTGTATCAATTGAAACTTGACCAGGAATAACCATTGCACCATTTTTGAATACATGGTCTCCAAATTTATTAATTTGATTTTGTGTTACAGTTTGTGCTTGAGTTAGCTCTCTTGCTTGAACAGCAAATGCTGGTCTAAAAAGAATTCTATGAAAATTCTTTGACTCAGCATAATCGTCATAATAGGGACTGACATTAAAATCAGTTGGACTTGGCATTAATTATTTCCTCTAGTCTAATATTAAAATTCAATGATAAGTTTAACATTTTCAGTTTGGTCAGTTGCTCTTGTTATTGGTGCTCTATTTTCTACATAGAGAATATCACCTTTGTCAGCGTCTAATTCTGTAGCAGAATATCCACTTGCAAAAGTTGTACCATTTACAGTTGAACTATCTCCTGTATCTGGAGTACCAGTTGGAGCAGTTCCACCTTGTCCAGTTACAACATTAGCGCCACTAAAAGCAGTTGCATTACCATTACTGTCAACACCTTCATCATTAAATCTTGTTTGCATATAATATAAAATTCTGTTAACTGAATCATATTCAACTACTTTACCTACAGCACCAGTTGAAGTTTGATTAATTTCTTCATCAGCTGAAAACGATCCTGGTGTTGGAGAAGCAGCAAATTTTATTGCTTTAGTTGCTCTTAAAGTTGTTGCAGTTGCAGCTGAACCAGCAGAAAATGGATCTCTAATTAATGCTACACGTCTAAAATCATTAGCCGCAGTTACATCGGATCCAGAACCTGATTCAACACCTTCAAAAGATGTATTTAACATTACAA